CTTCTATAGAGGTGTAAAGTTTTTTTCTTTACACCTCTATAGAAGCAAAAAAAGCATATTGCCTTTGTTTCGGCATTATTTGAATAACTCACTCCTCATATTCTACCCAATTCGGCATAATTTGCAAACGTTGAGTGGTCATTTTCGTGGTCAAAGCGAATTGACCCTTTTTTTATTGTCTTGAGGTGATTTATATTAGATCATTCATTAAGTCTTCTTCAACTGGTATATTATCTTGTTCAACCTCATCATACTTAATCTTAACCTCTCCCTCCTCCATATCTCGTTGAATTAACGACTTTACATAAGAGGAAAAATTCATGTACTGCCCTGAGTGTTCAAATAACTTCTTCTGGTACGGATCCAACACGTTAAACGATACGGATTTATTTTTGATTAACTTTGCCATAAATAGAACATCCTATCTTATAGAAGCCGATAGCATTCGCGAATATTGGATCACCACACACAGATTCATATATCGGCTTCATTACCTCTATATTTGGATAATACTGTTGAATATAAGGAATTAACTTATATGCTGCACCACCAACTAAATAGCCTTTATCAGTGTTATTCCACTTCTTTGTTGTGTGTGTGACTATTCCCCTAGCCAATGCTCCTAAGTCGCTAGAAACGACTGTATTTAAGCCAAAAGGTAAGGTAAACGAATCTTTATCTATATACCTCTTATTTAACAGTGAAGCACAATTTACCGTCGCACTACCCACATCAACGATTCTCACTAATCCATCTTTTGGTTTACTCCAGAAGGAAGCTCCACCCTCAGCTGCTACTTCCACATGAGAGATATGAATTACTTTGGTCTTATCATTTACAGTGATTTCATGGGAACCTTTTAACATATCTTTAATTCGTTTCTTTTCTTCTTCTGTATGCTTGCTGATCGGTTGGCCAACAATAATTTGAAATTGATTAGTTGTTTGACTATATCTGTGGAGGGCCAATATGATTCTAAGTTTTGCATCCTCATGCGCTTTACTATCTCCCATGATAGAACCACCAAACTCTGATTCAGCATCGGCTAGGCTTCCGGCAAATCCTTTTCTTCCTTCAAACTCGAAAATCATATCATCTTTGCATGGTGTGTTCTTGATTCTTCTATCACGATATTCACCTAATGTAGAGCTAAATATATCTAACCCTTGTGGACCACATACCTTTACCCGGTAATTACCTGCATCAATACCAATAATCATTTTGTACACCTCTCTGGTTACTAACTAGTTAAGAACTAAAACAATGTGGTTACTAACTAGTTAGTAACTATAAATCTTCTTTCGTTAGAATCATGTGATCTAATCCGACTTTCGAACAAACATCCTCTAAAATCTGTTTTCTGTGGTTTGTAGTTGTGTAAAAAACAAGAACGGGTTTAGTCTTATATTTTTCTTGGATAGACCAATCCAACAATTTATATTGATTGATTTTCTTTTTGTTCTCAGTCATCGATTGAGTGCGATCTACCTCTAGAAAATGATGTACTCCTTCTTTTGTGAAAGTTGCGTCTGGTATTATTTTTGATGTTTTCCAAATGATTTTATTATCCTGTTTCTCTTTGTATTTAAATGTTACTGAGTCCTCATTCTCCCAATCATCAGGGCACCCAAAATAGATATACATATCGTTTCGTAGTAAATGATGGTCAATTTGGTTATTCCATTTAGTTTCTTTATCTGAGCCAATCACTTCCCTTCCTAACTGATTGAGGTAATAGATGTTTTCTGAAACTCTTTTAATATGCAAATACTCATTCATTTCTTTTAGTACTCTTATTGCGTTTCTATCGGCCCCAAGGTCATGTAACTTTTGAAGATGATGCCTAGTGGCGAATCCCATCTTTTCCAAACTTAACAAGATCTTCTCCTGTCTCTTTCTCTTCTTCTCTATGTTCGACAACATGATCCGGTTTAACCTCCAATACTTGTGGTTGTTGGTACTTCTCTAAACGTTCCCACATTTCATCATGTGAGATAAAAGGTACTTGTAATTCCTTTAATTCATGTGTTTTAAACAATGCCCTACCTTTGATATCAGAAGGTAGTTCTTCGGCTCCATAATCATCTATAGCAACTCCAGAAGCGTATCCACTTGGTAATCTAAATGTGATCTTAGCATCGGCATTCTGTTTTATCTGTCTAGGTAATGTATCAGCTGTAGGATATTGAGTTGCAAATATTAATCTGTATCCAAGCGCACCAGCTACACGTGCAACCTCTGAAAGAATACCTTGACATAAACTTAATAGCATCTTTTCTTCTCTGCTGTGGAAACGATCTGGAGCTAACTGTGCAGCTTCATCCACAATTATGAATCGTCTTTTTTTAATTGGAGCGTCAACTACATTTGAATAGTTGTTCTTTCGGAAATGCTCATAATCGGCTTCAAAATTTCTTTTAATCTTTTCCAGTAAATCCGCTGCTTCATAAACATCAGCTGCAACACCTTTTACTTGTTCGAGTGAAGAATAACGACTAAACTCTAATCCTCCTTTTAAATCAATAATGTAGAATTCAACATCCTTTGAATGATTTTCAATCAAATAAGTCATCATCATTCGTAATAATACTGTTTTCCCAAAACGTGTTGTTCCTGCTCCAGTCATGTGTGGTGTGTGGTCAAAGTTATGCCATATTAACCCTTCAACGGATTTCCCTATTGGCACCACCCATTTATTAGACTTCTGTGGAAGTTCAGCATAAGGAAATAACTCAGGAAGCTCTTCATTATAGACTTTAACTTGTAGGTACCCATTTTTGAATTCCACTTCCACAGGCTTGCCTAACCCATCACTAAACACATTGATTTCTTTTTCAATCTTCTTCATTTTGGTTGCTGGTAAGCCTAAAGGTACGGAATAGTGATAGTTCATCCCTATCTCTTTTTCTCCGTCAAATAACTTTTTCTTGAATTTAAAAGTAGGTGTTTTAATTGGATCTTCTTCACTTTTACCTGGTATCCCATATCTGGTGTTTTTAAATATGGTTTCTATTTTTATCTTATCTGACATACCTCTCTTTGGCATTAATGCGGCCGCGGCAATTAAACAAGGGAATGCTAATAATTCAATCATTCTTTTCTCCTCCAGAAACGGAACTTAATTTCGTCTACTTGTGGCATAAAATTAGGTTCAAAACGTACATACATGGCTTCATCAAAACAACCTAAATTGCAATACAATAATCCTTCTGAATCCTTAACCGTTGGGTAAAATAAAGATACATCCTTTTCACAATTTGCACAGTTATTTTTCATAAAGCTCACCACTTTCCCAAAGGCTAAACGCTTCGTACTTAATGTAATTCTTTAGTTCACAGTAATAATCACTTCCATAAAACTCTTGAATTTCATCTTCTGTTAAGTCTTCAAGAGCTCTTTCCGCTAATACTTTCATCTCGATAAACAATCTATTTTTACGGCTGATCTTCATTTAAAAATCGCATCCTTTCTTAACCATTCAGAATGAAATGAGGAATGGGTGAGACCTTAGCGAAAAGCTAAGGGAATTTCAATCAAAAAGAACATATAATACAAACTTTAAAACCAACAAAATACTAGAATCGGAATATACCGAAGAAACTTCTGACTAGAACCCAGTCAACACATGCCTGATAAGTGGATTCTTGAATATAGTCCAAAGTAGAGAGAAAAGAATACCCGAAAGCATAAGCACCCGAACAAAGGCTTCATTAATCGGGATACCCATCTTTTCTAGTGCTATCATTCCTAAAAGGACAGCTCCAGTACCAACAAAGAAGGTCAATCCCCCATCCACCATTGAGAAAATATCAGGATGGGGAGTAATGGATCCAGCAACAAATGCTTTAAAAGGAATAACTTCGTACATATTAATCATTCTCCTTGTCTTTTAAGTTCTAAGGATTTTTTAAGTTCCCATTCTAGGTAGTTGAGTAAAATTCCGTCCTTTTTCAATTCCTTAAACAGATCTATCATAATATCCTCAGGTTTCCGAATATCCTTCATGAATTCTGACATTCAAGCCCTCCCCTTTTCCCACATCTTTTTCACACTACCTACTTCCTCTAAAGATATGATTTGTATTTCAGACCATTTAGAAATAACCTCCACTATGTCCTCCTCAAAAACTTCTTCATGAAATTCACCTTTATAATTAACAAGTCTCACTATAAAGCTCTTCATCGTTTATTCTCCTTTTCCCACATCTTTTTATATTGATCCTTGGCCTTGTAATAAACCTTGTCATAAGTCTCAATTCCAACATCAACGCAACTGTATCGCTCCATGTAATGTAATAAAGCATGGAGGTCTTGTAGTTCATCTGCTTCCCACAATAATTCATTAAGATAATTGGAGCTAAACAACATTGGATAGTTGCTCAGCTCATCAAATTTCCTTTGGTGATATACGTCTTTTTTAGCTTCCTTGTAACCTTCAAACATTGACCAGAGGAGACTCATAGAGCCTCACCTGGTTGTAAGAAAGCATTTAAAGGAAGTTCCCACTCACACCATTCTGAAGGATCATCATCCTTCTCTCCAATCAGCAGCCAATAAACGTTATAGACATTCCCATTAGCATCTAATGCTCTTACTACGCAATAATCTTCATCCACAATACGAGGCTGATTGATAGCATGAAGCTCTTTTCCTCTGTAGTTAATAGTCATTTGCTATCCTTCCTTTCGTTGTTTGATAGTCTATTCTTATGACCATTCCGATTAGAAGTTGCTTGTCTATCAAAAAAATAGTTGGATTTTTTGAAGTATTTTTTTGAAAGGATAATTTTCACATTTGGAGAATAAGTAAATGAGGTGTTATAAATGTTGAAGAGCAATATTGGATGGTTAATAAAAAAGTCTCCATATAGTAGGGAACATATCATGAAGGAGCTAAACGTTTCAGCTAATACACTTTCTAACTGGAGTACAGGAAAGAGTATTCCTTCTTTGGAGAAAGCTTTTATATTAGCTGATTTATTAGATGTAAAGGTTGATGATCTATATGAAAGAGATGTGTAGTTATTGCGCGAAGTGGTTTCCGAAAGAGGAAATGAAGGATCTGTTTCCGTATGATTTGAGGAATGTGTATTGTAAAAAGTGTTATCCTGGAGTGTTGGAAGATGTGAAGAACTTGCCGTGGAATCGGAAATAAGCCCCTCCAATAAGGAGAGGCTCTTTTTTATACAGTTTCTAATATTAACTGACCATTAACCACTCGATAATTCGGCACGTTGCTTATCACTGTTTCATAATCATCCATTAAATAAAAAAAGAAATCGTACTGTTTCATCGGAATGACTCTCACTCCAATCAAACTATCTTCGATTTTTCCCTGATCTACATCACAAAAGAATAATACACCCATTCTACCCCTCCTGGACTATATATCTTACACTTCCATACGTGTAGTAAGCCAAACTTGAGTACATACGCCAATAGCAAACTAAGATATTTCCTGTAGGTACACCTAAATCAACCAGTATATCTTTTCTGTACCCTTGGTCAGGATGCTTTCTCGTTTCCGTAACAGTGACACTTGCAATTGATGTTGATTCGTCGTCACTTAGAACATCAAAGGAAATACTCCCAACGTTACCGAAGTCTACTCCACCATCCACAGACATGTTGCAGATAATTCGTAAGTATCGACTGTCGTGTTTAAAAACAAATCGTTGGACGTTTTCATATCGGTTTTGTGCGGACGTTCGAAAAAACTGTCCCGATTCTTCCACACCTGCTGTTTTAAATGTTGGTGTGGATCCTTGGATTGCAAAACTGTTGGATAGGATGCCGTTATTTACAACCTTATAACCGTCTGGACGTTCAATAACCATGGCACCTTTAGCAATGTAGATTTCACCAGATTTCAACCTTACAAACTTATTAGCGTCAGCTGCATCAATCGCAATCAAATAATTCCCATCCCAATAAAAAAGATCATCGTTCCCGATAATCTGAATGTTGTTGGTTTTGATTTGTCCTGCTGTTAAAAGGTCGGTGACGATTCCCCCTGAGTAAACAGCTGTCTTAAATGTAACTCCATTGTCACTTGAAATTCCAATACCTTCAGAGCGAAAAACGGTTATCTTATTCGGGTCGTCTGGATCGCGAGCAAGTATCCCCATATTCTCAGGATATTCTAATTGCGTAAGAGAATTATTTAATGCTTCTGTTGCCTTTTTTACTGCTTCATCATATACATTGTATTTCAGCTTTCCTATGTTCTCGTCATATATTTTATCGAGTAGTGACTTTTGGTAGTCCATGACACTTTTCACAAAGGACTTAGGAGTGGTTGAAAGTGTAACCTTTGGTGATTTCTTACTTTCTGGATAGTCCTCGCTCTCAACAATCCGCAAATCCACATCGATATTTAAAGGCTCATAAATGGTCGGTACGGTGTCTCCAATATTTGGGTTAACAGATGTATACCCTTGCTCTTGCAAGCTGACAAACTCCAATTCTATGCTTATTTCTGGTGTATCTTGAAGTTTAGCTCTCAAGTATTCTACGAGCGTGTCATAATTTGTGATTGCTTCGTTGCTATAAGGTGGAGCATGACGGATTCCATATACTTCCGACATTGGAGAAGTATACTCAGCTGATACAATAGGATTTTCATCCTCGTCTAATTTTCCGGTGCCTTTGATGTATGTGGAAAGATTGCTTGTATTTACATTTCGTTTAAAGGTCTTAATGTTGTATCCGTAACGGAATTGAAAGTCTGCTGTAGAACCAATTTTCTTTTTAATTCTCACGTCATTACCGATGATTTCAAATTCAGCCTGGTACCGATCAATCACCTTTTGAAATAAAGATAAACAATTTTCATTTCCAAAGTTCTCAAATTCAACTGCGGAAAAAGAATCGATTACTGAGAATGTCCAATCTAAACCACTAAAAATAAACGATAGTACCGTATTTATGGACTTGAATCCTGTAGTAAGAGTTGTATATCTATACTCGTCCACAATATCAAAGAACGTATGATACGCTGTGATTGATTTAATTGGTTTTCCTTCTGTTCGTTCCACTAACCCTTTTATTCGATACTCAATGGAGTCATATTCCACAATGCTTTCTTCTGAAACCAAATCAAAGGAGTGAGAATTACGATCTGTTTTAAGTAATAAAAAGGAAATGGACTGTTCTCCATTTACTCTTTTCTTACGAGTTAAGTTTGTATAGTCAGTGATAATTTCTGATGTTCCAGCTAAATTTGTGACGATCAAGAGGTATCACCTCATTTCAATATTTATGTTTTACAACAATAGGATACTGCGACATAAGAACGCCCTCCTTCGTGATGAAAGAGGGCTGTTTTTCTATTCTAAGGTAATAACACCTTTTGCTAATGTGGACTTTTTGCTTAGTACATCCACACATTGAAGCTCGTATTTATAGGTTCCAGATATACCTTGTGTATCTATAGGAGCTAACTCTACTTGAACATTGTTTGTTACATAGGTTCCTACTTTACTAATCAATGGTGTTGTCTGTCCTCGTTGGTACATTTCCCATGTAAGAGTAGCACCGGTTAGATCGTCAGACACTGCATAGCTTAATACCTTGCTATCTCCTGACTCCATCGTAAAGTTTTGATTATACTCTGTCACGTTTAGTCCTCCTTTGAGGTTTACGATCAATTCACGACTACCTTGAAGATTGACGATTAACTCACGATTACCTAACAAATACACATACAACTTACGACTGCCTTTTAAAAGTATCTTTCCTACAACTTGCGTATCTTCGTCATACAGCACTTGTTTCGTATCAAAAGACGTATAGGCATCGGAATACAATAACTGCCTTACATCAGCTTGTATGGATTCGTCAGCGTAAATGATTAAGTGAATATCTCCTGTGGACTGTCCACTTTCATAGATCACTTGCTTCAAGTCCATATTCACGCTGGATAGTTCGTATATGATTTGAGTTGTATCAGCTTGCGTATATCCGTCTGAATAGATAGCTTGCTTGGTATCGTTTGAGATATATTCATCCGAATAGATGAATTGTAATAAGTCAGTTGCTAAAGTTTCATCCGCGTACAGTGATTGTTTGGTGTCGACTGTTAGCGCACTATCTTGGTAGATGACTTGTTTAGAATCGAATACGGTTGAACCGTCTGTGCCTGTTGGTGTTGTCGTAACACCAAATATCACACGTCCTCGTTCGTCTAGACTTCCAAATATACTCCGCCCACGTTCATCTAATGCGGTAGTTGTCCATAAACCTCTATCATTTATCGGCATATGGTTTCACCTACCTTAATATTTCGCGAAAAGTAATTGTTAATGGGACGGCTAACCTTGCATAATTTCTATTGGTTGAATTGGCATTTGTATAAGAATTTAAAGCTGCATCTCCGTTATTGGAGCGCAATAAACCAAAATTAGAAGTAAACCCAATTGCAGGATATAATACTGTTCCTGTTGTTCCCGCAACTACAGTATTAGAAATATTAACATATACATTGTAAGCTTGATTATTTAAGCCCCCTCCTAACGTCCCGCCAGATGATGCAGGTGCTAATGAAAGTGGAGCTGCTTGAAAATCAGTAAATGTTATATCTTTAAGAATAACTCCTTCCTTTGAACATTGGTATCGTGATGGAAAGATAATTAAAGCGCAATAATCATAAGATACTCCTGTTGCTCCTGCCCATACTTGAACATTTAATATATCACCAGGAACTACGTCATAAAATCGGTAATAAGTATGTGCCCAATAGTTATTAGCAGGTGTTGATAATGTTGTTGATGTTGCTACAGATGTTCCATTCTTAAATCCTTGTGAACTAACGTTTATGGATCCGGCTGTCGTATTCTTACCACTAACAATAAGGAAAGCTGTATACTTTACACTTGTACCTTGGATAGTAGGTAAATCGCTTGCTTGAACTGTAAATGTAGCACCTACGGTTGATGTTTGAATAGTCGGCAAATCGGTTGAGAAATTTACAGGCGTTACATCAATATTATCTTCCCTAGGTGTAGCCATTATCGTTTTAATGGTTTTTAACGAACCGACAGCAACCTTTCCGGTATCACCCAATAATAAAGCCATCTGTTGTTACACCCCCTAAATTAACGGACGTTGAAGGCAATACAACTAAACATTGAATGCATAAATGGTCTGTCGCTTCATCATACCACCACGATTGCAAATAAGGGAAAACAATTATGATTTTATTGCTAATCGAGTTTATATCATCGTTATTTAAAATATCTAATCCTTGATTAAGAAACGTTTGTTTAGCGTTAGAAAAACGAATTTCCATGCACTCACCTACTTCGTCTGAACGCCATCATAACCAATGATCGTGGCTGTTCCTGCGGTATTTTTAACCTGTATCCACTGAGAGTTGGTAACATGAAAAACCGCACCTAAACGTGCGCCGTTGCTTGTGTCTGAATCAAACTTTATGTTATTAGTTCCATCGGTTTTATAAAATTCAACCGTTCCTTGTGAGTAGTAAATGTTGTGGATTGTCCATTCTATACCACTTGCAGGGCGAATATCTAAAACACCTGTTGTTGCTACAACTGATTGGATAGCTGTTACTTTATCACCTAACGCCATTATTCAACGCCCCTTAAACGGCAAACTTACGGAAATTCACCGTTAATTTAATATCCGTTTTATTCTGTACACTACCCACAGATGGAGAAGTAACACGATAATAAAACACTTTCCCTACGTTTGTATCTGAAATGTTCGCCATTGTTAGCGCTTCGCCTGCTGCAAGCCAAGTGACGTTATCGGCTGATAATTGTACCCATGAACTTTCGTCTGTACTTACTGCATCTGTTGGATCAATCGTGATGTTCTCAAAACGTTCGGTTGCATTATCATTGAATAGATAAAGTGTTCCACTAACCGCGCTCCCAGTAATGGGATGTTGCGTCGTTATTGCGTTGCTATTATCACCTGTCGAGACAATATCCGTTAATCCACTGTTTTTAGCGATTTTCAGAGTCACTCTAATTCCTCCTTTTTATATAAAAAAGCCCTCAAAAGAGGGCATTACATCTTTGTACCGTACACCTTGCTATATCCTCTATGCTTCAACTCAATGACAAAATGTTGCGCTTGTTCGAAATCCGTAAAGATCACAAATTTGTAAGGATCTTTAGGTTGTGGTTTTTCTTTTGGCCCATACTTATTGACACCGACACCCTGACACTTATAACCTCTTTCTTCAAACTCTTTCACTAGACGTTCAGCTTGCCAAAAAGCTGTATTCGGAATGATAACCTTGTGAGTTAATTCCTTTTTATCCTTGCCTAAGAACCATTCTAAGGTTTTATCTCCGTTTAATTGGTTCTTGTCTAGGTAACTGTTAAACCAGCTCGCTCGACCTTTTTCGGTGTATTGCCATAAGCAACAAGGGAAATCAGGTTTCATGTCTGGTGCACCGTCATTACTGCCATAGCGTGGAATCCAAAGGAAATCGGCTTCTACTTTGTTCAATCCATATTTGTTGTAAAGGTGATGGGAGACATAAAATCCTGTTCGATATCCAGCTTCCTTACACACATCAACAAAGGCTTGGGAAGCTTCAGCAACCTTCGCTGTACCGCATGACTCCACTGTATCATTCTCGGTGTCAAGAACAAGGAATTTCGCTTCTTTATCGATACGAGATAGAAAGTCCTTTGCTTCTTTCTTGGCATCTTCCACAGAGACGAAATGACCGTAAGCATAATGACCGAATGGAATTCCGTACTTTTTACAGTTGGCTATGTGGTTCTTGTATTCTCGGTCAATCGTTTTCGAACCGTACTGAACACGAATAATCACCAAGGCTAGTTCTTTCGTCGCTTCTTTCCAGTTGATGTTGATAGACGGTTGGTGATGAGATAAATCAATGATTAATTTACTCACTGTTTATCACCTTTCCCTTTTAAAATTTGAACTGCATTTTTAATCTGATCTGGAACCGGTAAACCTGTCCGTCCTGCATTCTCTAAGATGGAAAGTAATTCATTACCTAAATAAAAGAAAATAACCGCATCTCGTGTGATGTGGTTATCCCCAAAAGCCTTATCGATCATATGAGCAACTGCAACTAAAGCGAAAATCATTACTTTCTTCGCAATCCCTTTAAATCCTACTTTGCTTGATAATTTCCCTTCATATCCAGAAGCAAGCAATCCTGTTAAATAGTCAATGACCACAAACACCACAAGTATCTGTATCAACGTTGACCAACCCCCAAACAAGTAGCCTGCTACAGCTCCTAGTGATGTTGTACCAATCTTAAAAATTACATCTAACTTGTCCATTCCACACCGTCCTTTTTTACATAATAAAAAGAGCCCCGTGGAGGACTCTTAACAATCTTCATAATTTTCTTCATCTAACAATTCAACTGTTTGACCGGCTAAATGATGTGTACAGTCACTTAGATATTGGATTTTACCATCCTTCACAAACGAGTGACATATATCATTCGGCTTTGGATAATGACCAATTTCAACTAAGATAGAAGGACTAAATGTTGGCTTTTCAAAATCTCCATTGAACGACCATCTTTTATCTGCATAATGATGGGTTTTGCAACCTTCACAATAAAAGATGTAGACAGTTCCTCTGCTTTCCCATTCTTCTTGCCTAATTTTCATCTCACACCGCCCTTTTTACATAATTAAAAAGAGAGCCATTTCTGACTCTCCATCTGTTTCACTATTTCATCCTATTGTTTATTAACTTATATGACACATTACTTGCCCTCTGAAAATAACTGATTGTCCTGCTGGTATGTCACTGGCATTTACGAAAGTAGTCGCCACACCATTTCCTGTTTTGAACAATCTAATTACATTGTCTGGAGCATTAACAGCTGCAAGAATGCTAGTAAAATTAGTACCTAAATTTAAAATGTTATATTCTAACGATGATCTAGATATAGTCTGTGAAGTAAATGGTAAGCCTGTTATCCTTAAACTTCCTGCCATTGTCGCATCTAACCCCGATGAAGCTATATTTATATCAAACGTTGCAATCATTAATTTACCTATTTTCATCCAATCACCCTTGCGAGTCGAATAGGTGTGTGTTCCAGCTGTTGTTAAACCAATGAGGGAAGGTGTCCATGTTCCAATTTCCTGTTTTAACAGCCCCTTACTTGAACTATCTACACCAATAAAAAGGGAATTTTCTGCAGTATGTTCTCCAAGAGCAACAGCATTTCCTTTGTATTTAACAGCTTCTTCAAATTTCATAATTGGTACATTTTGAAGTTGTACATACGCAATAAAATCACGCATCTTTTGACTTCCAGCTGAAAGCAATACATGCGAATGAGTCATTAAAATCAACCAAATTTTATTGGCTTTAGCATAATCAACAGCAGCCTTTAATTCATCAAGCGTTTTTGCATCACCGTTTATTCTACCAATACACCAATTATCAACAGGTGTAACAGCGTAATCGCCTGCTGATTCTGTTGATATAGCGTACTTAAAATGTTTTCGTGCTATATTTTTTATTGATACTGTGCTTTTGGACAATCCTCCCGGATACACAAGATATTCATACCCTTTTAAACCATTATCCTTCATCCAATTAATGGCAACTGGATAATCTGCTTCAGCGTTTTCAGGTGTAATTGAATAACTAGCCTCATGATGTGCTGTATGACATAAGATTCCATGTCCTTGATTTTGTAATTCGAGAAGTTCAGAAAGCGACAAAGAAGATCCATTTTCTGTCCAATCTTTTACTACAGCTATATCTATTTTCACGCTAGGATTATCAGTTAAGATAGGTTTCCAAACCGTTCTGAAATCTGGTCTAGCATCATCATCTATAATCGTTACAATAGCACCACTAAAATTAGTTGGGTTACTTTGTGAAGTACGTATTCCTTCTTCTGACTTTGTCGCTTTCTCCGCCAATTGTGCATCAACATCTACCAGCTTATCACGTAAAACAGGGAACCCTAATCGAGCATCTTGTACTTCACTCGGTGAAGGATTCGCTATGATTAAATCATCTACACGCTTCTTCTGCGCTTGGATATCTGCATCCACATCGTTAAAGTTATCATTCAAATTGTTTCTATATATCCGGTCCAAAAACGAACCTAACACACGATATTTCCCCATGTTTTACCTCCTTATAAAGTGTAGAATCGGAAGGCAAAGGAAATAGTAAAGCTTCCGGTTGCACCTGTTATGGTGAAATTGTTATATCCTGGTGCCAAACTAATTAACTTTTTATTGGTATCTGAGAACACCGATAAGCCATTCTTCAACGATCGTACACCTGTGAGAAGTAATGTATCTCCTGATGCTGTTGTCTTCGTATACTGCCACACATCACCTGTAGTGGTATTAGTGATTGTTAGGTTACTCGATGCACCTTTGAAGGTGATTTCTAATGGCATTTGACGAGGATTGATTGTTACCCCGTCAGCTGCATTGTAGATTTGAAAACTCGTGGTGCTGTGCGTGTACATGGTTTCATCCAGTGTTAACCCTTGCCCGGTTTGCCATAGTTCTGCATCGAAGGTTTTGGGGTCTAGTGTGGTTCCGATGGATTCAAAATAAGCACTTTCTGATGAAAAGGAAATGTTGAACTCTCCAGTATTTCCTTGTCTTGCCAAGGAGTAAGGAGAGTTATATTTTACTAAGATTCGCTTACCAGGTGATTCATCAGGCAGTAAATAGAACGCTTCTCTGGAGTCGAAGATACGAAATACTTCATCTCGGTATAACGTGTAATCGATGTTATCTATTGCGATTAAAGTAAGAGTTGCATTTGCATTTCGTCCATCATACTCTGTACCTTGGTCTATATATCCATCTCGACCTTCTATTTTCTCTCGATAGTGAACAGGAGAAGGCGATTCCACAATCATCCGATTAACGATGACTCCTAGTTCATCCATGTCGTAAGTTGTACCATTTAATCGTTGAACTTTAAAATTGTGTATCATCCCTTCACCCCACTTAATCGAAGTTCCCCTGTCATGCTATTTCCTTGTAATAAATCCACATGTGGGAAGATGATTCGAGCGATTTCAAATCCATCTAGAATAATAGGAGTAGGTTCGATCTTAACCACATTTCCACTACTTGAAAGTTTATTTCTTGTTTCATTTGCCGGATCTATCTTCGTACCTCTTGGAAGGGTTACTAATTCCGGACCCCGTTCCCCTACTAACGTAGCTCCGCCTTGAAAATAATTTGTCCCTGTTGCGTTCTTATCATAGCCACCATTGCTGGTTTTACGTTTTTCTTCTACTTCAATCGTTTTCTTGGATACTTTCTTGTTGTCCCAGAACGTTAACCAATCAATTGCCTTTTGGATAGCCCCTATTACATCGTCAAATACTCCTACAACCTTATCAACCGCAGTAAATATAGCCCCAAAAACTTTTTCTATGATGGTTTGAACTTTTGAAAATGCTGGAGCAACAATGTAATCCCATAGTGCTTTAAGAACAGGAAGTAGTAAGTTTTCAAATACATCCCATGCAATTTTAACCACATTCGCAATTATGTTAAAAACGTTTTCTACAATCCTTTGTATTTGAGGCATTTTAGACTGAATGAATTCAAATAATCTTGATAGGATAGGAAGAATGTTGTCTTTAAAGAATGCCCAAACCATTGAAGCCACTTGAACTACTTTGTTAAAAACCGTCTGAAAGGTTGCTTGAATGGTCGGCATATGACCTTGAACCCACGAGAATAAATTTGCAAAGATTGGAATGACATTATCTTGAAGGAAACTCCAAACTGTTTTTAACACTTCCCATACAGCAGTAAATACCGTTTGAAAAATACCTTGTATCACTGGGAAGTTAGTTTGCACATTCGAAAACACCTCTGAAAAGATAGGTAAAATATTGTCTCTAAAAAATACCCACACTTTTTCTGTTACATCAAATACTGCTGAAAATGTAGTTGACGCTATCTCTTGCACAACAGGCATTTTTTCAACCATCCAGTTAGCAAACTCATTTACAATAGGCATGACTTTTTGTTGAAATGGTTCAAAAATACCCATCATTACGTTTCGCCCTATGCCTTTTAGAGCTTCACCGAATGAATCGTACTTGATTTCATTAATTTCATTTAGCGTATCTACAGAGCCTGTAATGGTCCCAGTAAGATTAGACATCGCTTCAACTGCTCCGGCTTCTAGGTCCTCAAACTTTGTACCGAATAATTGAACTCCTACGGTATTTCTCTTTACTGGATCTTCAATGGCATTCAACGCTTCCATCATCGTTTGATAAGCCTGTTTACCTCTATCGCCACCAGCAGCAAAATCATCCATCATCTGCTTAGCATTTAAACCCAAGGCTTGGTATGCTTCATTTGTAGATTTAGAACCGTCTTTCGTTCGTATAACCATTTCTTTGAAAGCATCGCCTACATAGTCAAGGTTTCGCACTCCGGCTTTACTTGCATTTTCCAGAATTCCAAACATATCTTTAGCATCTAATCCGGCTGTTTTGAAGTAAACCGAATATTCTTCGATGGTATCAACTAGGTCCCCATTTTGGTTTAGTCCCTTTTGTGTAGCTTCGGCTATATATGCCATAACTTCTGTACCAGTTGCACCAAACTGTTCCATCATCGTCTCAGCACCACGTAAAGATTCAGAAACGTCTAAACCGAACGTATCACGTAGCATTAATGCATCCTGTGTAAGATACATTAATTCTTCACCAAAAGCTGTCGTGGATTGTTTAGCAATAGCCATGGTATCAGCAATATCTTGAAAAGATTCTCCATAACCATTGGTATAAATAGATTTTAATGATTCTTCCATTGAATCCATTTCTTCTTTAGTAGAGCCTGTTTGTGCTTGCAACCCATTAAGCGCTTTTTGCAAGTTATTACCTGCTATAAAAAGTCCGCCTAAACCTGTGGCAGCAGCTCCTAATCCAGCAGCTAATGCTCCGGTTAACACTCCCCCTACAGCAAGTGCAACTCCACCTAACTTGTCGAGTTTTCCTCCAGCGCCTTCAGCTTTTTTATCTATAGCAGCTAGCGATTTGTCGGCTTCATCCGAATTTATGAATATGCTGCCAAACAGCTTAAATAGTTCCATGTGTTCACCTTCTTTCAAGGCAAATAAAAAAAGCGATCTTATTCAGACCGCTTCATGCTTTTTAAAATTTCTTCAGCATCGTTAATAATTTCTTCATCCGAACGATTATCTACTGATCTAGGAGGCTGTTTAATCTCTTTGAAGTATTGAGCAAAGGATTTAAAGTTTTCCTTTGTCATTTTCGAATAATCAACCAACCATCGCTCCCATGCTTTTTCTTCAAAATTCTTTTCAGTTGCTTTTTTATAAAGAGAAAGTCCTTCTTCAGCTGATAAAGACATAATAAAAGACATGTCTCCATACCGCTTCAAGAGGGTATCAAGCATGTCTATTTCATCAATTTGGACACACTGGACAAAAAACTCTTTAGTCCTGGATGCTCCAAAAAAACCATGAGAAGTTCGGTGGTTTCTTCAAGGTTCATTTTTTCAATGACTTCCTTTTCAACACAAGAAAATAAAAACTTAGCACCGATTTCTTTTTGTGAAGTTCCCTCCGTGGAATCAGCAAAAATAGCTCGCACTTGTCTGCTAATACCGGCTTTCTTAATGATACGGATAACAGAAAAAACATCAGGAAACTTTAATTCTCTCATTATGCTACCACCACTTTTGGCCAGTAAATTTTATATGGAGAAGCTCCAGATTCACCTTCATGTCCCGTAAATACCACAGGTACGATGGCTTCATTTTTATCTGTAGTTGCAACGGTTAATCCTTCTAAAGAGATTGCGTTATCAATTACAATTACTACTGGGTCTGATGATCCACTTAAACGACCTACAAAAGCAATGTTTTGAAGATAATCAGATAGCTCAATTTTCTTCTTAGAAGTAATAATGTCATAGTTTGTATCTGAAGTTGTTTGTGAACCAGCAATTGCTAGTGCAATATTAGAAGCAGTTAACTCCTTCAAGTTTACTGTAAGAGTAGCTGTTTCTGAATCAATTACTACATTTCCTTTTGTTGGTCCCTTTGCCCCATCTACTTCCAGATTTCGTATCTCTTGTGCAAGAGCGAATTCATTTCCTCCACTAGTTGCCCCTAACAATGTACCTGTAAAATCGCCTGTCAGTTCATCATAAGTTAGGTTTTTATAAACAGCTCCAGCATCCATTAAATAATGTAATGGAGAATTAGCTGTTAATCCGCTTGTTTTTACTGGCATTTAATTCACTACCTTTCGTATAATCTTCCTTCAAAGATATATTTTCTACGGTTGAGAGTTGGATCATCGTCAACTAACGTTGTCATACGGTCCAAGTAGAAAGTAACCGCCAATTTATCCACGATTACCGTTTGAGTATTTAATGTGTCTTTTACTTTGTCCATAAGTTGTTCTAATGCAGTAGTATCACTCACATTGTCCCAACCATCCACATCCAAAGTAACTAATTGTAATCCATCTTCTAAGTTTGTGATATTGACATCATAGACTAGGTAAGGGAAGGAAGCAGTAGAAGAGGATTTCAGGAAATAGACTCTAGGATGGATAGTTTTTAACTTGTTTACTATGACATTACGTATATCAATCATCGCCTATTTCCTCCTCTTCATTGATCAATCCTAATGCTCTGTTTTCATTTTCAATTGCACTTAGGTATTTCCCTTGAATTACTCGAATTTCACTGATGTTTTCATAAACAGTATCACGTAAAATAGACCGTTTAGGCTGATTATTAGTGCCTAATTCTTGTTCGACCCCATACCAGGTGTCGTGTTTTATGCCCACAATTAGATCTGTTTCTCGTTTTCTTACCCAATATTGAAAAGCATTTGGAATACGTTTACCTTTTCTCATACCTGGCATTTTACGAGCTTTGTCTAACATCCTTCTTCGAACTAATTTTGCTACGTCTTTTAATGCCGCTCTCGATAATTCCTTAATGGTATACTGCGCTCGATCAACATTAGAGATATACTTTACACCGTTTTTGTTAACGCGTGTAACTGATTTAGGCATGGGCATTTAATTCACCCCATTTATAGTACTGGAGCAAATAAGTTCAGTTATTTCACCGTTTTTATCATAAACTCTAATAATCCCATATTCCTTGCCATTATAGGAGAGTTTAGATTCGCCTTGATACTCCATCGTCATTACTTCAAACATGAGCTCAGGACGTAATCCTGTGGCCTGTGCTTGGTAAAATTCTGTTTGTCTAATCGATTTCTTATTAGCAAACACTTGTCTTGAAGTTTCAACCTCGATAATATCTCCCATACTATTCTCAGAGTTTTCTACGGCTATTAGGTTTAATACATCACGAAATAGCATTGTAATCACCCGACGAAGCAAGATGGTTTTTTAATGACTCGTAAGCGATTTTCAACTTCTCTGAATCTGGATTATCCCATCCAAAGTTAGCCTTTGCATAAGTCTTGATTGCTCGTTTAATTAATGGATCAGAATCGTCATTAGCCTTAATAGAAGAAATGCCCGACAACATTAAGTCGTGTCGGGCTTCCTCAATTAGATCAAGTACTTCACTGTCTAAAGCAGTATGGTTGATTCGAAGTGCAATTTTTATATCCTTAAGCATTACTATACCTCCTATTCAATTGGAGGAAATTCTTCTAACTCTTCCAATGCTTTTAAAGCATTGTCTTTCCCTTTTACTTTGTCGCCATTAGGGAGCTCATAATATCCTCCCCCGACATGTTTAATGGCCTCTGGGTTTTCTTCTTCATCATCTTTGAATAGATACCCTTCGTCTTGCAAAAAAGAAACACGCTCTGAATCGTCAGACTCGAACGTGTCTCCAACTGAATAACCGATATGTGTATTTTTATCAATGAAAGCCGTAATTACTGCTAATCTCATTGGTTATGTCCTCCTTAAACCACTGCAGCTTTGTTAAGAACAACTAGAGAGTTAACATCTAAGACTTTACCATCCACAATCATAATAGCCTTAGTTACTAGATCGTCAGTCTCATTGTCCTCGTACTTCTTGACACCCATTTGGTAATTAGTATTTAAGACGTAATCGCTAAAGTTGAATAAGAAAGCAAATGCTTCACCTGTTGTTGCAGTAGAGAAACTGTCAATGTAATTACAAAGGATAACCGGACGACCAAGAAGAGTACGCTCTGGCTTTCCGTTGATTCCATAATTTGTACGTGCAATAGGTTGTCCGTCAGCATCAACCATGGCCACATATCCCATGAATGTTTTCTTAGTCATAACCCAAATTGCATTTGCTTCGTATTCAAGTGGCAGTGCAGCTTCTGCATCTGTTAAAGATTTGTAGTTTTGAACAGAAACATCAATAGCTTGTCCAGCAGCAGGAGTCTCAGTCAAGATACCTTTAGGTTGACCTGTACCAGAACCACTAATGATTGCTTGCTCGATTGCCTTAGTCATTGCTTCTACAACATTGTTGATTAATGTAGTTTCAAATACTGCAAGAGCCATAGTTTCCACTTCAAGTGAAACAGCTACAGCACAACGTAGTTTGTGGTAGTTGAAAGTAATGCTTCCAGTTGTTTTCTTTTGCTTGTCACTTCCAGCACCCTCAGCTACCCATGTTGCTACTGGCTTAACAGAAGAAGTCGGGACTGTTACTCCACCTTTAATAGCTGTACGAGTTACAAGAGGTAAGATCATACCAACAGCTTCAAGTTTCTCGACAATACGGTTTAATACAGTTTGTGGAATGACAGAACCTACATCGGTTGTCTTAGTAATTGCATCAGCACGTAATTCAGTAGGAATTGCTTCCCCACGAAGAACATAATTCATAAATGCTTGGCGATATTCTAATGAATCAGTACCTACTTCACGATTTTCATTTTGTGGATTGAAAGATTCAAGGTTACGGTATTCACCTTTCCCTTGATTGATATTTGCTGCATCAGCAAGAAGTTGCTGACGTTTTTCTAATGTTTGTTGTTCCTCGTTTAAGGTACGCAGTTCCTCTTCTAAAGAGTTTAAATCCACATCGTTACTATCACCCTCTAGAATGCTTCGAATCTCTTCCTTACGTGTAGCAATTTGTTGTAATGTACGTCCAAAAAACTGAAGATTACCATTTCCTAAAGATAAAAGTTTAATAGGTTGTTTCATTGGAGTTCCCCCTTAAAGGTAAGTTTTTAATATTAATTTTCTTCTTAAATCTTTGTTTCTTTCTTGAACATAATCCTTATATGGATCATATCCACGAGCACTAACTTCTGAATCTGGATAAGCAGGGAATGCTACTGCGCTCACTTCTAATAATTTTGCTTTGGTTACGGTCCTTAACATTAAGTCATCGTCAGGTTCTTCAATTTCTTCGTTAATCATTTGGAAACCAAAAGAAACACCATCAACATCACCACGCTTAATTGATTTATAAGTATCATCACCAAGCGTCGTATCTGGCAAATCTAATTCGAACCTTAAACCAACATTGTCTTCGAATAATCGAAGGGTTTGATTTTTAGTTCTTCCTAATACTTTTGACGTGTCATGAGACCACAGAAAGCGTTGATCATCTTTTGAGAGTGAATCATCAAAAGCTCCTTTTTTAAATTGCTCTCGAAACTTTCTCCAATACCCCAATACATGAGATTTCTTTTCCCATTTAACTGCATAACCATAAAGAGTTTTGTTACCATTTTCATCTTCACGGATTTCAATTTTCTGACTCGTCAGTTCCCTTAGTTCCGTTTTGTCCACTTGTCTCACCTCCTTTATCTCCTTTGTCGTTAACTAGAGCAGTATCCAAACGTCGAATTGGTTTATCACCATCTTCAATTGGACCTAAGTTCAAAACTGCTCTCCATTCATTAGGAGTCAATGAGCCTCTGTCTACCATTTGAACGAGATTTAACTTTGTGGACATAGAAGCATATTGCAAACTCGAAGCTTCAAAAATAATTTTGTTTCCATGTCCTCTTTCAGTACGTGAAAAAAGCTTCCTGGTGTATTCACCGGAAAGCTGCATGGCCAAAGGTTCTATTTCAGATTCATAATAGGCATTCCATTCGTCTTCTGAATACTTTGACTGAATGATTTTTTCATTTGTATTAAAGAAACTATAAATACGTTGAGTCGTTTCTTTCATTTGTTCGGCATTTGGTACATAACTCTTTGGTTCTACTTGTTCTAAATCATAACGTGGATCTGTATAAGCAGCTCCACCATTTGCTGCATTCTCAATAGACAAATAATTATTAGCAAACTCACTTACTTGTAACTCAACATCTTCTTTTTTGAGGACGCTCTTGAACTTTAGAATCCATTTAATGATTGCCCCGTTTTTTATGGCCTTAATTATCCCTTGGTCAGTGGTAGTTACGATATCCATAAGATTTGTTAGTGCTTTGCCTGGATGATCTCCAAATAAATCACTTTCATTGAAGTCCTTACGCAAGTGAATAATGTCACCATAGTAAATGGTCATGTTTTTCCCGTTGCGAAAGTAGAACTTGATGAATAAATCTCCCATTGGACCTTCCACAGCTTCAAGTGATACACAAGGTATTGGATAAATTTCTGTGGCATAACCAAATTCATCACGTTTGATCAAAGCAAAAGCGTTGTTATTAAGTTCTAATTGAGTGGCGAGTTTTTCTTGAAGCATTTGCCCAGTCATAAACGGGTTTGGTTCTTCTAATAGAAACCGAATACTCACATCTGGATTAATTTTAAATCCAGTCGCATTATCACGAATATGTTTTGCGACTAATTTCCCTACTGCCTTTGCTTTCGGTCGAATACACGAGCGAATAATATCACTTTCGTACATGTTTCCATTCCACAAAAAGAACCCGTTTGATGTGTCGCTTATTAGCTCATATCTTGTAGTGGTAGGAGGTGCTTTCTTTCCAAAAATACGATCAAATAATCCCAATTTCTCACCACCTTTCAAATTAAATCATGTTGAGGTAATCATTTTTCTTTTCTTGAAGAACTACATACGCATTTAATAACGCTGCAGTTCCGTCAATTCTTCGACGTTGGTTACTTGTTTTATTTGGTTGTATATTAAGGTTTTTATCTACATCAATAGCAGTGTTAGACAAGCACCATTTGTCGATAGGGTGATTGTTATAAATCACTTTCTTTGCTTCCAGATCGGCCCCCAGTAATTTCATGGGCATAGATAAGGTTTGTTTACCTTGAGCAATAGGAATCATTGACTCGTAGCCGAAATGTCCTTGCATCTCTTCTACCCAATACTTGGCTGACCATCTGTCATAACCAATCCAAGGTAAATAGATTCCATGTTCATCACGCATTTCCAAAAACCACTCAGTAACGAATTTTGCATGTACACTATTGCCTGGTGTGGTCCTCATTAAACCAGCTTCATACCACAAATCATAAGGAATCTTATCTTCCTTTGCTCGTTGCTCTAGTAAGTCCTCTGGCAACCAGTACATTTGCTTCACATATATCTTTTCATCGCCTGGCATCATAAAAATAACCTTAGCTGCCGTTAAGTCGGTGGTGCTCGATAAGTCGCAGCCGCCGATGCCGTAGCTAGGGTTTAATTCAGCCATATCAAATTTATGTTCATTAAGGATTTGTTCAAATGTTAACCATGCTTCACTTGATGTTTCTCTGATATTGAAGTCTTTTGTTAGTAAGTTTTTAACTAAAAGTGAATTTGCTTTAGCCTTATTTACTTTTGTCCCTAATTGGTCAATTTTCTTTATGCTACCTAAGCCTGGATTCGCTTTTTTCCACTTAGCCGGATCCGTCCACTCTTCACGCTTGTCCAATTCGTAAATGATTGGAAGGAAACGATCATCCTTATAACCGTCTGAATCATCAAACCCATTCAAAAGCATTTCAGCTTCATCGTATTTCATATCATAAACAGATTCTCTAATAGTACCGGCCGTGGTTATCATAAAGATCATCGGTTGTTCACGTGCTGATGTACCATCCACAATAACATCGTAAAGATTCTTATCTTTCCATGCGTGAATTTCGTCCATCATGGCTCCATGAACGTTCAAACCATCCAATGTTTCAGAATCAGACCCTAGAGGTTTAAATGAACTATCATTCCACTCAGATACAAGTTCTGATACTAAAGGTTTTATACGTTTTAGCAAGGATGGAGACTTTTTTACCATCCTTTTCGCCTCTAACCAAACTAATTTAGCCTGGTCTTTCTTTGTAGCCACAGCGTAAACCTCTGAACCCGGTTCTCCATCTGCTACTTGAAGGTATAGGCCGATTCCAGAAGCTATTGTAGATTTCCCATTTTTACGGGCAACGACAAGTAAGACTTCACGATATTTACGAGTGCCATCAATCTTGTGGACGAAACCAAAGGATGCAGCAATAAAAGCCTTTTGCCACAACTCAAGGTCTATAGGTTTACCGCCCCATTTACCTTTTGAATGTTTACAATAATTCTCTATGAATTCAATAGCATGATTGGCTCGTTTTGAACTGTATTCATAAATTGAATCTGTATCATAAATATCATCAACAAGCTTTTTATAAATCCGCCTTACCTTATATCCAACAACTTCTTCACCGGATTCGATTTTATTCCAGTATTCAATTATCGGATTATAAGCTAAAGGGTACTGTGCTCTTTTTGGGACTTTTTTCTTTTTCTTCATCGTTCATTCACGAAGTCGTCGAATCCATCATCCTCATCGTCGTTTGAAGGTATTTCTTTAGGTAAGAGATTTATCAATTTTTCATAAGCTGAGGTGTATCTATTGATCATCGTGTTATATGATTTTTGAGCAGGATTCTCAACCATCATTTTCTGTGAACCATTTTGGAATAAATAAGTCGGACCCTTTGTTTTAATGTTGTCTTCTAAGATTTCAAGAGTAATAGTCATGAATGCAACACGTTCAATTAATCTTTGAGAAACCTTCTTTTTTTCTTCTGATAAATCTTGCAAAATCTCATTAAATTTTTCTATTTCTTCCTTAATCAATTCATCTTGTCTTTTCTTGCTCAATTTCGCCATAAATTTGATACCCCCCCTCATGTGAAA